ATGACTTGTATAGTAGGATATATTGATAAGCAGAACAGAAAAATCTACATGGGTGGTGATTCTGCTGGTGTTGGAAGTTATAATATCAGGACTCATAAAGACCCGAAAGTTTTTATGAGACCGCCCTTTATAATTGGATTTACAACTTCATTTAGGATGGGACAATTACTTATGTCTGATGAAAGATTTTCAATAAGAGAACAAAAAAAATTAGAATCAGAATATGATTATATCGTCTCTGCATTTATTCCTGCTATTCAGAAATTATTTGAAGAAGGGGGATTTTTAAAGAGGTCAAATGAAGTCAAATCAGGGGGGACGTTTCTTGTAGGTTATAAAGGGAACCTATATGTGGTTGAAGAGGATTTTCAGGTTGCTGAATTTGAGGAAGATTATACTGCTTGTGGTTGTGGAGAAGATTATGCTTTGGGTTCTTTATTTTCTTCATCGAATGATAAGATAGTTGATAAAATAGAACAAGCATTAAAAACAGCTGAATATTTTTCAAGTGGTGTAAGGCGACCATTTAAGATTATTGAAATGAAATATTAAAATTCAAAGATATGGCAAAACCTAAAGGATTAAGCAAGAAGCAAAAGGAGGACCAGATCCGCAAAGACCTGACACCCTTCGCTGAATGGGCCTGGGGAAACAAGGAGACAGCCCAGGCAGTGATTGACAAGTACTTAAGGCAGAAACCGATAAGGGGATAAGGCATGGGATTGCTTCAGAACATAGCAAACAGGATCTTTCCTCTGCGGATCACTCAGGGCAATGCTCTGGATGAATATGTGTTACGGCAGATAGCGAATCTTGCCATCTATCCGAGCACAGGCTCGGACACCTACCTGGCCGGATATAGTGGTAATGGCGACGTTTTCACCGTGATAAACAAGATCACGGAGCCGGCATCCACGCTTCCGGTTTTTCAGTATGACAGAGATGGGGAGATCAATAAACAGGGACGGATGATACAGCTGCTGAATAAGCCAAATCCATGGATGAGCAGGACCGAGTTTATAGAAGCATCCCTGACCTTTTACCTCATCTTCGGTGAATGCTATAATGCATATGAAACAATAGACAATGGGCTCAATGCCGGGCTCCCGCTCAGGCTTGATGTGCTGCCCCCACAATGGATGGAAATAATCACGGGAACTTACCTTAACCCGGTCCAGGGTTACAAATTCCTGATGTCAGGCAATGTGATGGATTACGATGTTGCCCAGGTTATGCATTGGAAAGAATTTAATCCCGACTATGACTACCAGGGAGCAGGACACCTTCAGGGGATGTCCCGGCTTAAGCCCATCCTTAAGAGCGTCACCGGGTCCGGATCAGCCTACGATTCCCTGGTCGCTACCTTTCAGCATCACGGGGCAATGGGGATCCTGACAATCCTCGGAGAAGAAGGTAAGGTACAGGGAGCGGGCAAACCATTGCTCAGTGCTATAAAGAGCCAGTTCAAAAAGGAATATTCCGGGGCCAGCAAACATGGATCCGTGGTTATCACCAACAAGGACCATAAATGGACCAACTTCGGGATGACAGTAGTGGAGATGAACATCCTTAAGGCCCTCAACACCTTCGGAGGGAAGATATGTGATGCTTACAATGTGCCGGCGATGCTCATGGCAGGATCCGAAGACCGGACATATGCAAACTACAAAGAGGCAAAGTCAGCATTATGGAACGATGCCATAAAGCCATCGGTGGATGCATACCTCGACAAGCTGACCAACTGGCTGGCCCCCCGGTTCAAAGAAGAGGGACAGAAACTCGCTGCGGATTATTCAGGAGTGGATGCCCTGCAGACAGACAAGGCCTCGATGATTGCATGGATGGTATTGGCGAAGAGCTTCACAAAAAATGAGATCCGGGAAGCTGTAGGCTTTGACCAGATAAAGGATCCGAATATGGACCGGGTATATGAATCAGCCGGGACCATGCCCCTCGAGGAGCTGGGGTTCATGCCGGATATGGGACTTACAGAAGAGGTGATGAAGGCACTGCGGGTGCCTGACTATAGGATAAAAAATTAAAAGCAATGCGGGTAGGACTAAACAAGGCATTGCTGAGTTCTTTGAGAAAACTATACTGGAAAAAAGGGCAAAGAGTGCTCCTTATTTTACAGCAGCCGGTTATTGATATCGCCTCCGACCTGGAGCCAGAGGAGCTGAAGAGAAGAGTGCGGTTATTGATGAAGCCGGAGCCGATGGAGCAGCATATCTCCGGGATCTGGATTAAGACGGGATCCATGTTTGCTGTGGATACCATAAAACGGATTGAACGGGTAACTGGAAAGCAGGACCTGAATATCGACTACTGGGAGGATTACTACCGGAGATATACCAGGGAGCGAACAGCAGCGATCACAGGGGAGATACTCGACGGGCAGGCCATAGCGGTCAATAATGTTATTGATCATTTGCTGGAAGAGGGAATGGAGAGAGGGATAGGTATTCCGGAGATACAACGGACCATGAGGCAGGACCTCCTTAGCACTTTGACCGAGATAAACATTTATCAGGCAGAGCGCATAGCAAGGACGGAATGTATAGGGGCCAGCAATACAGGGAGCTTTGATGGAGCCAATGAGACAGGGCTGGACATGAGGAAACTATGGATGACATCGGGACTAGCAGGAGTGAGAGATAGCCATCTGTATTATGAATCGCTGGGAGCCGTGGAAATGGACTACGAATATGCCCCAGGATTACAATACCCAGGCGATCCTGCAGGGAGCCCGGAAGAAATAGTAAACTGCAGATGCACACAGGGATATGATGTTGATTAACAATAAAATATGACACAATGAAATTTCAGGTAAAGAGTAACTACGAGATCAAGGATGCTGATGAGAAAACAGGCATTGTGACAGGCTATGCTTCTATATTCGGAAATATAGACAGCGCCAAAGAGATTGTCGTGGCCGGGGCCTTTGCTAAGACACTGGCCGAGAGGGGAGTGGAGAGTGCCAAGCCACGGATCAAGCATCTATGGCAGCATGATAGCTGGCAGCCGATAGCCATACCGAAGGTCCTGAAGGAGGACGAGAAAGGGCTTTATTTTGAAAGCGTCTTCGGGAAAGACAGCTTTTCCCAGGACAAGCTCCAGCAGCATATTGATAAGATCATTACTGAGCTATCGATAGGATATAACGTCATCAAGAGCGAAGAGCTCGTGGACCGGGACGGCAACTTTGAGTACCGGAAGCTCCTGGAGCTGAAGCTATGGGAGTACAGCTCGGTAACCTGGGGGGCCAACTCACTGACAGAGGTGACCAGCGCCAAGGGAGAGATGGCCGATATTATGGCCAACCTGAATAAGAGAATGGATGCACTAAACAGGGGCCTGAAAAATGGCAAATATACCGACGAGACATGCGAACAATTTGAAGCAGAGATAGCAAAAATACAGGCGATAATAGGTTCACTCAAGGTCATGCCGGAGCCGGCCCCCGTGGTCACTCCCGCTATCCAGGAGCCGGACACAAAACAGATACTTGAATCAATATTAACAATCTTAAAAAGTTAAAAATGGACCCAAAAGAAATTAAGGCTCTCACGGATTCTATCCAGGAAGAGGTCAAGAAATTCAATGACACCACAACCGAGTTGAGGACACTCATTGAAGAGAAGGCCCCAAAGGATAAGATCGAAGAGCTCGTAAATAAAGCCAATGCCGGGGAGATTTCTATCAAGAAGCTCTCCGATCAATTGGATGCCATTCAGCTTGAGATGAAGGACCGTTCATTCGGGAAGCCGGTCTCGCTGTTTGGAGAATTTGAGAAGACATACAAGGAAAAGGGGCAGAAGGCCCTGCTCACAGGTAAGGAACTGACCCCTGGAGGGAGCTTCTCCTTTGAATTAAAAGGAGATCCCAGGAGAATCCTGAAGGCATCGACCATAGATACCTATACCGAACTGTCTGACAGTGATATGGGGACGGCTGTGATCGTGCCGATGCGTACTCCCGGAGTGGAAAAACTTCCTGACAGACAGGTCCTGATGATCGATGCCGTAGGCAGGGGAGGGACCGGATCGAACAGGGTGACCTGGGTAGAGAGATCTGCCAGAACTGATGCGACCGCATCAGTAGCAGAAGCAGGTCAATATGCCCAGAGCGACCTGACATACCTGATGAAAGTTGCTGAGGTAGAGAAGATCGGGACCTTTATCAAGGTCACCAATGAGGCCCTGGAAGATTGGGATGAGATGCTCACTCAGATCAAGAATGAGCTCTTCCCTTCGGTGGAGCGGGTTCTTGAAAATCAGGTGTACCAGGGATCGGGGACGACACCCCAGCTGGACGGGATCATCACCACCGCCTCGGCTTATGCCAGCACCTCGCTGGATGCCAGCATCCCGAAGGCCAATACCTTCGATGCCATCCGGGCTGCAGCAAACCAGATAGCGGAATACAATTACGTTCCAAACGTATGCTTCCTGGCCCCGGCAGACTTTGCCAAGCTGGAGATGACAAAAGACGACAATGGCCAGTATATCATGCCTCCATTTTCAACAGCCGGAGGAGCCAATATAGCTGGCATACGGATTGTCCAGAGCAACCTTATCACTGCCGGCACGCTGCTGGTAGGCGATTTTTCAAAGGTTACCCTCTATATCAAGAGGGGAATAGAGATTAAGATCTGGGACCAGGATTCAACAGACCCGGAATATGACCTCAAGACAATAACCGCATCAGTAAGGGCTGCCGTCAAATTCCCGGCTCCCCATATTTATGCATTTGTCTATGACGCCATTAACGACATCGTTGATGCCATAATTGCAGTTTAAAAGAAAGGAAATAATATTATGAAAAAGTTTTTAACAATCGCAATTATGCTGCTTTTTACAGCAGCTATGATGGCTCAGACATCAGGGACGACCTATGTACTGAGGCCGAATATCACTTCCTACACTGCATTTAATTACACCCATACGGGAGATTGGGATGCAACCACTCTCAAGGATTCAATAGGAGGGACCGATGCCCTTTACTGGGTTTTTGATGTGGCGAAGTCCCAGGCGTATTATTATGCCATAGCCCTGGAATACGATACCGTCCTGACCATCGGCAGAGCTGCCGGGAACCATGTGACGGTAAAGCTTTCAGGATCCATCGACGGGAGTTACTATGTGACAATTGACACGGTTCTATTCCATCCGACGACTATGTGGCTGCCTGCTGCTCAATTGGTATCAGCGACACCGGCTGGAGTGCTATCAAACGTAAGTACCCGAACCATGTGGCGATACCTTAAGATTACAGCGACAGGAGGAGATGCGAGTGTATGCTCACTAATAACAAAGCTGGCAATTAAGATCGGACTTACACAGTGAGGGCACTCGTAAAAATGCAGGACAATTAACAGGGAGGAGAAAGTCTCCTCCCTCTTTTACTAACCAATAAAACGAAAATCATGGCAAGAGTAAAGTTTAAATTTTCAAAGGATTACGTTCACGGCAACAAGACCGTGGACAAAAAAGGATCAACCAGGCTGGTGACAGCAAGAGCTGCCAAGTTCCTGGAAGCTAATAAGTTCGGCACTATTGCCGAAGCCAAAGAGGACAAGGATGCCGATAAAAGGGATACAAAATAAGGAGACATGGACCTCGCCGTTGTGACAACTTTGATAACCGAGCCTGTATCTGTAGCCCAGGCCAAGCGTTTCATGGGCTATACGGAAACGGACCAGGATGAGGACATCCAGAACATGATCCGGGTAGCCAGGCAGTGGATGGAGAACCGCACAGGAACCTCCTGTGTACCGAAGTCATACAAAGCTTATTTTGAAAAAGGGGACCGGGACCCGGAGGGATGGTATGAATTGCCAGTCGCTCCGGTCCTCTCGGATCCGGCAATAACTATGACCGTATGCGGGGAATCGATGACCTTCCAGCAAAAAGGGCTCAGGACGGTATCTGTGAAACCTGATTCAACCTTCGGGACCATACGGGTGGGAGCCACAGCGGAACCCTTCTATGTGGAGGTGACATTCCAGGCCGGGGAAGGCAATGCGACGGCCAATGAATGCATAAAACGGATAGTCTCATCGATGTTCAACAACCGGGAGGACGGTGGAGAGATATCACTCTCCAGGCTCCCGTATGACACCCTGAGACTTATCGAAACCTTAGACACCAATACAGGACTATGAGAACGGGACTGCTCAATACCACCATAACCATCAAGGAATGCACCACCTCGGTAACTGCAGGTGATGTCGCCGAGACATGGTCTGCAGGCGAAACGGTCAGGGCAGCGGTCAGGCAGATCGACGGAACCAGGTACCTGAAGAGCGAAGAGCTCGTGGACCGGGAGGTATATGAGATCCAGACCTGGGATAAGAGCTTCGGAAACAACCTGAAGATAACCTATGGAAGCAAGACATTATACCCGGTCCGGCCTCCGACATTTACTTCAGACAGAAGTTTCAGGACGATAGTTAAAATAATTGCAGCGACAAAAGGATGATAAGTGCAAAAATAGAGGGAGGGGCTCAGCTGGCATCAGGACTGACAGCTTTTAACAAGGAGATCGATAAAGCTATCAAGCGAGGTGTGGACCGGACGGCCCTGGTAATTGAGACTGGTGCCAAAAAGAAGCTCAAAGCTGATGGCCATATTATTACCGGCCGGCTTTTTTCATCCATCCATGCAGAGACAAAGGAAGGGCAAAGCTTTAATTATAAAACAAAATCAGGAGCCTCCTTTGACGGATCCCTGGGGCAGAAGATCGCTGCCGATGAAGCAGTGATAGGGACCAACGTGGAATATGCCCCATGTATTGAATACGGGACAAAAAACTTTAGCGGTGATTCATTTCTGGGATATGCTGCCCTTCAGCAAAAAGAGAAGCTGAAGGACCGGATACAGCAGGAAATAAATAAGGTGATAAAGAAATTCAGTAAATGAGCACGGCACATACAGACATAAGCGACGACCTGATAGCGGGAATTTTCACAGTACTGGACGGGAACGTGACATATTCCGAGGTTACATACCCGGTTTATAAGAGTATCCCAAAAACCCCGGAATCGGTTTATGTGCATGTACACAATGTCATCCATACTGAAAACGGGACAAAGGATAACTTCATATATGAAGGGACCGTCCAGGTGGAAGTCGTTGATGAAAGCAAGCAAAGGGCCGACATGAAGCTGGTCAGGAAAATAAGGGGTGTGGTGCGTGGATTATTAAAGGCAACAAAAGGAGCGACATTCTCCATCGGAGACGATCATACCCTGGTGGTTTTCAGGGCAGGAGGGTCTAACGAAGGGGCTGAACTTGCAGATAATGGAATAACAAAGCTACGGCTTATCGATATATACGAATTTATAATAGAGTAATAACTTAAAAATCAATAAAATGGCAGCAATTAATGGGACACTTTATGCAGCTTTCTCCGGAGCAACTCCGGGAGCTATGGCAGCAACAGAGAGGCTATTCCACTGTAAAAATGCATCACTGAATGTAAATGTAGATTTACCGGATTGCACGACAAAGGAATCAGCGGGATGGGCGAAACACATTGACGGCATTCGTGACTGGTCAATAGACTTTGATGGAGCATTTGATGTCGGCACGATAGCCACAGAAGTAACCCCTACAGAGATACTGGCAGCAATCATAGCCCGGAGTGCAGACACCACGATGGCCTTTATTCCGGCGATCATGGGTACAGCGACTCCCGGATGGTCGGGGCTGGGGACATTCAAGAACATAAAGATTGATGCACCGATGGAAGGACCGATGACTTTCTCGGGATCAATAGTGGGGAATGCACCACTGGCAGTGTTTGCAGCGTAATAATTAATAAATAAAAAGATGAGTGCAATAAACGGTACAAGTTTACTGCTCTATTCTGAGGGCGTACTGGTGGCAATGCAGAAGGGCTTATCTATTTCGGTAGAGCAGGACCTCCCGGATGCCACAAATAAAGAGTCAGCAGGATGGGCAAGACATATTAACGGAATGCTAAGTGCAGGGATTGACTTTGATGCTTTGTTTTCAACAGGAAAACTTTCAGACACTCCGGCAGTCATGGGAGCAAAGGATCTCATGGATTACATTATCAACAGGGAATCTATGCTGTTAGAGATACTGGGACTGGACTATCCGATGGTAGGGGAGGTAGATATGTCCTCGCTGAAGATAGGATCCCCTGCGGAAGGAGCCATGACATTAGCGGGAAGTCTGAAAGTCAAGGGAGAATTATATGTATTGGCATCGCTGCCGGCAGGGAAATATGCGAATCTACTGACAGACCCCGATGGTACAAGTACGGATTATGATACTTTTTCTCATTCAGGAACGACTATCACTGATGCAATAAATCTGGCCGGCGAAGCTGATGCAAGAAGCAATACATTTGCAATCACTGATGGCGATGTCTTTAAGGTGGTAACTTTTCTCAGGCTTATCTCCGATCAGGTTCCCAGTATCGGATTGTTTAAGGTAGGCGATGACTTTAAAACCAACGTAGAAGCATTGGCTCCGGGACTTAATATAATTACATTAACAGCGACAGCATCGGAGACAGTCGTCGCTATGCTATACAACACCGGTGCTGCCAGCTGGACGACCTCACCAATTTATATTTTCAAAGTATGAAGTTAGCCTTTAAGAGAATATTTGCCTTCGGCTTTTATGAGAAGGAAGTGCCAATGGTCCTCAACCTGGGAACCCTGGAATCAGTATGCAGAGCCCTCTCCATAGAGTTCTGGCAGATAGCGGAAGCAATCAAAAAGAATAATCACGACTTTACTCTGCAGCTTTTATACCAGGGCTATATTATGGCTTGCAAGGATCGTTATAAGAAACCAAAATATACCATTAAGGAAGCTGCCGTATGGAAGGAATATCTGAGCCAATCCTCTCAGAAAGAATTACTTATAATGATAACCACTCTTTTCGGAGAGATAACGAAAGCTTCTGTTAAAAAAAAAGGGGCAGCCAAAAGACCAGGCTGACCTTTAAGGAGGTCCGTTCTTTCGCATTTGGAGAGATGGGATGGTCAAGGGATAGATACCTCCATGCAACGGTTGATGAATTTAATGAGGCGACAAGAGGATACTGGCGAAACTGGGAGAGAAATTCGGCATTGATGGCCAGGGAGATAATCTGGACCATAATACAATGGGCTCCATTTTTCAAAGAAGAGTGCAAGCCACGAAAGAAGACTGATATAATGAAGTTGAGCATTGATGAGCAGATAGTAAAAAAGGAAAAAGAGAAAATACCGAAGGTTACTGAAAAAGATCTGAAGATATTTGAAAAACTAAGAGATGGGATGGTTAAGTAATTTAATAGTAAAGATCAAGGGTGACAGCACTCACCTGGATGGGACGCTGAAAAAGACAAAGTCATCCGTAGGAGGCTGGGCATCCAAGATAGGAGGTTTCATCGCTGCAGCCTTTTCTGTGGGAATACTGATAAAATTCGCAAAGAAAGTAACCGAGCTTTTTGACGTCCAGGCAAAGGCAGAGCAATCCCTGCTGATAGCCCTGAAGGGTAGAGAAGACATACAGAAATCAATTATCAAACAAGCCTCGGAATTACAGAAGATTACTCTCTTCGGTGACGAAGCAACGATTGAAGCAGCTGCCAGGCTGGCTATGTTGCTCGGTCAGGATGAAATAGCAATAAAGAGGCTTCTGCCCCTGGTTCAGGACCTGGCCCAGGCCAAATTTGAGGGCAATGTTGTCACGGCTGCAGATATGGTAGCCAAATCCGTGGGATCATCGACAAATGCACTCTCCAGGTATGGAATAACAATCGAGGGAGCCGTCGGGAGCTCAAAACGTCTTGAGTCAGCCATCGCGGGATTGAATGAACAGGTAGGAGGCCAGGCCCAGGCTGCAGCATTGGTAGGATTGGGAGCTCTCACACAGCTTAAGAACGCATGGAGCGATTTGATGGAGACCATAGGGAAGGCCATAGTACAGAATGAAACCTTCCAGAAACTGCTACATACATTAAAGACAACAATCGAAAAAATCAACGAGAAGCGTACCAGTCCCTTTGAAGCGATGACCAAAGAGCAGCTCATGGCTGAGAAGACACGGCTCGAGACAGAAAAGGATATATTAGAGCTGAAAGGACAGGAACTGCAGGCAGAGAATGATGCTCTTGAGGGATTGGCAAAATACAATAAGGAGGCCAGAGAAAGGAGAAGGGATATAATCGGTATAATCAAGGAATTGGATGATCTTGATAAGCAAATACTGGAGATTGACAGACACCTTGCCTATAAGCCCCCTCCGGGATCCGCAGGAGATATTATAACAAGGGAAAAACCATTCACAGTACCCACAGGGCAATTGAAAATACCAAGTGCTGCAGGAGCTCATGAAGAACTTACCAGCATATATACCGCAAAAGGAAAGACGAAAGGATCTGAATTACTATTCGGAGATACAGGAATCCGGGAAGCCAATATAGCCCTTGAAAGGGAAATGACAAAGATGGAGGAGGTCCTGACTGCTGCCAGGGATATGGCCATGGACCTGGGTGCCCAGGTCGTCGAGGCCCTGGGAGAAGCCCTGGCAGGAGGCAATGTGAAAGATATAGGAAAAAACTTATTAATGGGCCTTGCAAATTTCCTCTCCCAATTTGGCAAACTCCTGATAACCATGGGGCTGGGTATGGAGGCATTTGTAAAGTCACTGGCAACAATGAACCCGGTCTTAGCTATCGCTGCAGGAGCAGCTATGCTGGTAGCAGCCGGGGCCATTAAGGGGCTCCTCTCCGGAGGTGGGAAATCTGTAGCCACGGGAGCTGCAGGAGGAGGATATTCGGCTGCAATGGCTTCCCAGAATATTAAAATCATAATCGAGGGCAAGCTTGTCGGAAGAGATATTTACTGGAGCAATCGCAGATATGCAAATGAAATAAACCAGGATACCTGATGGCATGGGGAACGAAATATCGTTGTGAATTTGCAGACAAGGCAGGGCTTATTTGGAAGTGGGACTTTGAATGGGACGGAGGCAGTGGCGAGACAGCCATGACCGCATCAGGTGATCCCGCTACCTATGAGCCCCTTGCAAATGCTGATGACCTTTTTGAAAATCCGGTCCGGGGCATAAAGGCCACGCTAAGGGTAATGGCAACATCTTCATTTCAATATGTTGATTTTTATACACTTGAAGACCTGGAAGTCAGGGTATCAATTTATTATGGGAGCACCCTTTATTTCAGGGGTTATGTCCTCCCGATGAGTTACTCGGAGCCTTATAATGACTTTCCATACGAGGTGACAATCACAGCCATCTGCGGACTCGGAGCCTTAAAGAACATCAAATATGACAATGCCGGAACTCCCTATACCGGAAGGAAATATGAAAGCCAGATCCTGCTGGACATACTCGCCAAAATAGGAGCGACACAGTTCACGGAGATCATCAATATCTATGAAGATAACATGGATGACGACACCGGGGACTCACCCCTGGACCAGGAGAAAATCGATGTCAGCATCTTTGATGATATGTATTGCTATGAAGTGCTTGAGAAGCTTTTAAATAAGTGGAACGCCCTGATCAGGCAGCGGGGAGGTGAGTTTTTTATTTACCGCCCCACAGAAATGGCAGATACAACATATTACAGGACTTTCACAGCTGCAACCACAAAGAGCGGATCCTCAATATCATCAGTCGCCAAATTGCTCCGTTCCACATCCGCTACGGCAGACCTGAGAGATCACAATGGGGGAGCTATGATGCTAATACCACCGGCAAAGAAGCTGACACTTACCCTGGACTATGGACATAAGGAGAGCTGGTTCTCAAAATGGGATTTTCTCCCGGAAGATTTTGATGGAGCCACGGATACCATGGACGGATGGGATAAGATCAATTCTGCTGATCTGAATATGCTCCATATCAGCGAACTGCTCGTAAACGAAAAACAGGGGCTCGCCATTAATACGGTGGACCCATATGATCCGGCAGGGATAAGCCAGATAAGGACTCTGGCAATTTACAGCACTATAGATAAATTTGTTTTATCTTTTGAATTTGGATGGTTTAATGACTCCGGATCCGGAGTGACAGCTTCTAATATTTTAGTTCAGATAACATGCGGAGCTTATTACCTCTCTGAAGTTGACGATACGACTGCAGAATGGACGCTGACTCCTACCAGCATAAGCATCCTGCCCGTGGACGTGCTCGGCTCAGCAACGGTCCCGGACGGATGGGCCGGATGGTTTGAATATATCAGAGAAGTCGTCGGCATACCCCAGAACGGGGATATTGAAGTGAAAGTTATGGCCCAGATTTACGGGGATGTTTATAACTGCTATAAATACATGAAATTTTATTGCAGCTCCTTTGCAGCAAGGCAATACCAGAAGAGCGCATCAGGAAAACTTATCAGACGGGAAAGGCAGTCCGCTGAATCCGTGAAGTGGAATGAATTATACGGCCTTATTTATAAGCCGGTAGAGGTAATGCTAAAGGAATATATTATAACAAATGCATTGAATGGCATCGAAAAGGCCGATGACTACCTTAATGGAGATGTCTCCGACACCGGGATAGATAATATCTTGAACCAGTTTGCCGGATCCCTATCCAGAAGTCTTGCAACGCGCACGAAGGTCGCTGCCAAATTTGTGACAGATTGGGCAGCCACTTACCTGGTAGGGGGAGTGGTCGTCACTTCAGACGGGGAGGATATAATATTCACTTCAAACACTCCGGGCGTAGCGTTCACAGGGGCCACTACTATAACCGACAAATCAGGCGACCTTGACGGATCGGTAGCGAACACCCAGGCGAATGTGACCGCACAGACAGAGATAGACACCGTGACAATAACAGGAACCGGGGGGACGGCAAATATAACATGCAACGGAGTGACAAGGCTGGCAACCTTTGACTTTGACATAGCGACTACATGCTCGAACTTTGAAACTGCCTGGGCAGCAGCCTTTGACGCTGCCGGAGTGATCCTTTTCGCCGGCCTTAATATGAGCATGATCTTTGAAGCCAAGGTAGCAGGAACACCCTTCTCAGGGAATACAACCATCGTGAATGTCTCAGGAAACCTCACAGGATCAAAAGAAGACACTCAGGCAAACAGGGTAGCAGTAGCTCAGATAGACACGGTAACCCTGACAGGGGCCAGCGGTACAGCCGATATCCTCTGTGACGCCGTAACAAAAGAGGCGACATTCATGGATGAACAGCCAACAGCCACATGGCACACCAGGGGAAATGCTGAAGGGGAGGCTTTGCTTCAGATCACGGGGGCAGAGCAGGGAGTGCAGATGGCAAGACCAAGACAGATGCTCGCAGGATTCCCGGTTTATGACCTTGATGTTAATGATACGGATCCTCATGTCGATGTGATCGGGTGCTTTGAAGATGACCTGAACCAGACAGGAGGCAATAACCGGGTATTCGCTTTCAACAAGGGGACCTTTGACATGAAAAACCGGCACTGGGATATTGATTTAATAGAAATTGTAGAATGAAATAACATACAGACATGGCAGGACAGACATTAACAATAAAAAAAGGCGATGCGGACACCTTCACCGAGACTATCACGAACCTAACATCGCTCAGCGGGTACACGGCCAAGATGTATATCTATGACGAGGAAGGGACGGAACTGGACACTATCGACGGTTCCATTGATGGTCTGGTGATAACCTACGACCTGGTCAATGAATCCAGCAAGGCTTATGCCGTTGGAGTTTATTACTATGAGACGAAGATATGGGATTCATCAGACCACGTTTATACACCTTCGTCAGGTATGTTCATTGTTAAGGCAACGCAAGAGGAAGATCCGGAATAATGGCTAAGGTATATGGTACAATATCGCAAAAGGGAGTGACGGGGAATATTGTGGAATCAGGCTTCTCCCGGGAGGCTTACTGGACGACACGATATATTTCAGCATTAACCATTGTCCCAACGGGTACTACCACACAAACAATTATAGCAGTGATTGTCGGTACTGGTTATGACGGTATTTCATGGGAATATTCAACTGACGGAATTATTTATTCCATACATGGAACTTCTCTTACAGGCACATATCCGGTCACTGGATTATCAGTAAATACTCTTTATTATTGGAGGGCAAGACTTTATAAAGGAGTTCAATACAGTCCTTATTCAAATGTGGATTTTGATTACACAAATGCAAATACAAAACTATTAGCAGGATATAAATTAGAAGATTCAAGTAATGCTAATTTTTTCAACCATGAATTAGCCGATTATGGTGTGCATCCTTTAATGTCAGAATCAGGGATTTATTACAATGGTAAGACTTATATAGTTTATCATGGGAACGATTGTGATCCTTATATCATTACATATACTCATGCTACGGGTGTATGGGCAACTCCGGTAAAAGTAGGTACTAAT